ATAATTCTGACTGTTCCTGTTCCACACCCCCTGGACCCATGGGTGATGAAAAGCCAAAACCATCTTGCGAGTCACTTTCAACAGATAATAACCCTTTGCAGGATATTGACATAAATTCTGGGGGCTCTACTTTTCCTTGGAGTCCTAGTCTGTGTCCACAATTGTGGCGTCCTCCTGAGGGTGGATTGACCAACGAATGTCAAAGTCAAGCTTTTAGCGCTAAGGCTGCATGTGACGCACTGCCTTCTGTGGAGCAAAGGGCTTGTTATGCCGCCGCTAAAGCGGCGTACGAGACCTGCGTTGAAGATGCGAAAGCCATGGTAGAGTCTTGTAAAGAAGATTAAATTTTTTCTACCTGAACGCCTAAAGATTCAAGGAACGTAATACCTTCCAAGTCGTGATATTCCTCTGAATAAACAACACGGCTGATTCCTGCCTGATAAACTAATTTGGCGCAGTTGAAACACGGGGACAGGGTCACGTATAACGTTGACCCAGTACTACTCTGAGAGCTCTTACAAAGCTTTGTGAGGGCATTACTCTCAGCATGGAGAACTTCCCTCTTAGTATATCCTTCGGCGTCCTCGCACGCGTTAGACATGCCTGATGGCATACCATTGAATCCATCGGATATAATCTGATTACCTCTTACAATAAGAGCACCTACTTTCCTTCTTTCAGCAGAAGAGAGATTACCCCACTCCTGCGCCATGCGAAGATAGGTTTTATCTAAGTCTGATTGTTTTGCCATCACTTTATAAGAGTTCATACCTAAATAAAATGAACCCATGAAAAAGGTACTAGAGAAAAATTTTACATTTATAGATTTCTTAGCTGAAGGCAATTTAGGTCAGGAGCTTAAGAAACGAGGCATTACTGGTAGTGGTGTTCCCGAGGAGACTGGTAAAGGCATGCCTACATCTGTAGGAGTGAATCCTAATCCTCCGAAGGGTGCCCACAAGAATACGACTGACCCGCATTATCAAGCTAAAGCTCATGAGTATGCTAGAAGCATTGCGGGGAAATTTCACCGTGGTATGGATGGCGACATGGAGCATTTTGCTGCTGTTAAGAAAAAGTTCCCTCATTATCACCCAAAGACAGAATGGGGTACTAAGAAAGACCATCAAGAAGATTCGAATGAGCTCATAGAAGCTAAAGCTAAAAAACCTTTTACTCTTAAAGGCAGGGTCATTTCTGAAAAAAAAATAAGTAATGTGGAGTGGAGCAAACAGCAACATTTTGTTCATGGTAAAGGTGGTGTATTATTTGGTGACAAATCTGCTATTTCTAAATGGAATAAATTGTATTCTGCGGAGCATGGTGAATATAAGCCAAAGAAAATTATTTCTATGTCTGCAGCGCATAAGCCTAAAGAGAAAGTGGATACTAACTGCGTAGCTCCCTCCGAGGGAGGGGCGAAGCTTAATGAAGCTCAAACTCGTAAATTAGTGGTTCTTTCTAAAGGAGGAGCTAAGCGAAGATTACATGAAATCGGGATACCAAAATTTATATCTAAAGGAGTGGACTACATTAAAGGAAAGGCTAAGAAGGTTAAAAATACGCTTAGTGGGAAGTCGGAGGATAACTCCACCATGAAAAGGTGGGCGAGTCTGCAAAAGCCGAAGCCGAAGCCGAAGAAAAGACCCATCCCTAAGGATGTTCTCGACACCACGAGAGCACATGAACGTCCCCCAAGGCAGGACAATACGCCTAAAAAGGAGTGGGAAACTGACGAAAGCGGGACCGTGACGTCTCAGTCGCCAGGACGATACGGGAAGACGGTTCCTAAGAACCGAGTTCACAGCAGGGATGCCATGGAGGGCAACGTAGCTCCTCAAGGTCTTGATGTTATTATGGAGAAGTTAGGAAAGGAATTATCAAAATATAAAAAGACAAGACCTGAGCCACAGTCTCCAGCTCGCACAGAGCCTCGCTCCCACGTGGAGGTCCCTAAAGGAACCAAACTCTCCACCAAAGCCCAAAATAAACTAGAAGGGCATGAACAAAGAAAGAGTGAAAGGAGAGAATCCGATACTTATTGGGCAAAGGATTACCAAGGTGGTGGAGACAGCGAAGACCGACGAGTTAAAGCTACGCGAGAACGACTAGGTAAACACTATAAATCCAGGGGAGAGAAAAAGGTTAAGGGAGAAAAAGTCGAAGCTGCACCAAAGCCAAGTAAATTGAAGCGTCTTGAAAAAGTTCAAATGTCGCACCTTAAAAGAAAGGGAGGAGTAGTGGGAGGAGATGACGCCATCCGTAGCAGTACCACCAAGCAAATTGCACAAACGTATGCGGATAAGCGAGGTGGTTCAGCAGAAGACCATATGGATACCGCGACGAAAAAGAAAGCAAAAGCTGAAGCTACTAGAGGGAAAAAGCTTAATGCTATGGGATTACCAAAAAAATAAGAAAAAATGAAAACAAATGATATCACAATTGCAGGTTCTTACGTTATTGTCGTAAAGCACATGGACCCAACGGGCAATGAATTTAAGCGTGAATGCATTCAACATTTACCACAGGTAGATGTGGTTGACGCTCCTATAGGTAATGATTTTGCTACTTATAATAAAGCAAGGAAATCAGAAAGAAAGAGTCCTTACGGAGGCATGTATGAACGCTCAACTAAATTTGCAAATTCACAAGGGGTGCCTTATGTTGTTATGCCTCAAATCTATGCAGTAGATGCGGCTTTAAATAGTGCAATTGCAGCTGCTCCGACTACTGTTGGTACCCTTCTTGGGGAAGATACTATTACGGCATTTATTGCATCGGGAAGTTCACCCGCTGCTGCTATTGCTAATTGGGGAACTACTTCCGATTTATCTGATTCATCTATATCTGGTGGTACATACTCTTTTAATGTAGGTGAAAACAAAGGATGGTTAACTTGTGAACACTCTAATAGCTTGGTATTTTCGGAGGCATGGTATCCTACCGTGGGTTCTGGGGATGACGGGGATATTAGTACAGCCATTCGTAGTTGGGACCGAATGAGGGATTTTATAATCGCAAAGGCTGTTGGCTCAGATAGGTATGAAGCTAAAGTGATTGCGCACGATACAGCAAAAAGAAATCCTTCCACTATTACTGCTAGCAAGGCAGACGAGTGGCGTAAAAAATCGAGCGAATTTAGATTTAAAATTACTAATTTTCCCTCCTTTATGCCTAAAAGAGATTCAAATGATATTCAGAATGTTATTGATAATAATCTCGTTCTAGGACAAGAGTATTTTACAATTCTTCAGGATGGAGACAATTCATATGCCTACACTTTAAATAGTGAAGGCACTAATTTTGCGTTTTTCTCACCTCAAAATAACAATAGCACCTCAAGTTTCTCAGCTGGACTCGGTATGGGGCTTGGTGCGAGTACGGATTCACCCAGTGGCTTTAAATGTTATAATATTTTCCATCAAGGAGGTGTTGACTCGATTACTCAACGCGTAGAGGATAAGTGCTGGAGAATAAGGTTCAAAAAATGCCAAGTACAAACCATCCCAATTCCAGTCGCTTTTGCTAATGAACAATGGGAAGGTAACTTGGAAGCCTTTGAAGATTACCTTGTGGAGATGTATGGTAAATTTGAAGAAGATTGTCCAGAGTGTGGGACAGGGCACCCACCTCCTGGTGGCGATAGATTCGACTTGCTGGGAGGCTTTGTAAATGATAATAGGAACGGGGACGGGGGCAAAGACTTGTATGACCCTTCAAACCCCAACAGCTACTGGGGAGGAGTAAGCGAAGACGCAAATGGTAATGGATATCCCGTGACAGGTTCGGACGGCAACGTGTATCAGAACTGGGACACCACGGACCTGGCGGATTCGAATGTTGACTTTTGCAAAGAAGTAAATGCTGGAACTCTGACGGCTGGAACTAACTGTGAGGAAGCAGTGTGGTCGTACATAATACTCTTAACCCGAGAAAAAGTACCATGTCTTGACGAGAAGAATGATGATTCATCGAATTCTTCTGTACTTGATGATTACAACACATATTCTGCGGCGACTGGGGTGGATGCTGGATTTGACGTCTCAAGTCAACACTCTACTAGTACACCCGCAACAGGTGAAAATAATCCTTCAAGTGATTCACCGCAAGCCCTCTAGATAACATAGGAAAATAAAATGACACCATCACCAACACCGACAGTTCCAAACTCTCCTTTTGGGGGGAAACCTGCACAAGGCGCCGACGCTGGCTTGAAACTACGCAAATTCTACGTCAGAGTTCAACTAACTCCTAAGGGTACAGTAGATGCACAAGACGAGCAAATAGGCGACCAAGATAATATGACTCACTACCAAGGATTAGATGGTGTGTGGTTACACCCCATTGAGGCTTTTGCTGGTTACCTCACTAGAGTTTTTCTTGAGGTTGCAGAGGGAACCGCTGACAACCCACCTCCAGAAGCTCCAGATACCCTATTTACTTCTACACTGCCTTTTGACACCAAGGAAGAGGCTTGGGCAGGCTGGGCGGACGAAGTTGATTGCTCTGGGGTTAGTGGACACGCAGGAGAAGTTTCAGGTGCTAGTGGTGTCAGCGGTTTCATTTCAGGCACGGCTTCTAATGTTTTGACAACTCACGGGGTTTTGTTGGGGTGTGACCATACCGATTGTGCTCATTACTTCAGTAAGTGTCTCCTACCAAAGAGAACTTTATTGGCGGGGTCTTACACAGGAGATGTTATTTGTTATTACCCCGATACTCCTGGTGGAGACCCAGATACTGGTGAGGGCTGTGCTGGCGCTTATTACAGAACTAGATTAGGGTATAGGGACCCTTCCTGATGAGTAATTACATCTGCATTAAAGTGTTAACTAGGGAACAAGGTCCTAGAGTCACCAATGAATCAGACACTCTAAGGTGTTATGATTTGTTTTATACCTGTGAGACGAAATACTGTCAAGTCCCAGGTCTTAGAGTCCGTACGAATGCCGCTGGGGAGGTATATTATGAGTTGGGCAAAGGGGCAATGTCTCAGTGGGAGGGGTGGATTACTGACTACTTCAGAGACGAGTACCCTGGTGGAAAAGGGGCTCTCAGTACATTTGGCGAGATAGTTCAGAGTGTCCCCGAGTGGGACGGCGTAAACCAGGTGAAGCTAAATGGCTGTGATTTTGACGTTTCACGCATCCCCTGTACTTCAGATAATACGCGAAAACAATGCAAGATATGCTATCCCAAAAACGTGGTTTGCGGGGAGCATGGGTGCTTTATTCCCCACATCCTCGGCACCGAACTCGGCTGCCCTGATTTGGATGAATACTGCAAAGGGGATTCCAACTCTAACGATGACCCCGTTTCGCCCATATATCCCGCACCGCCTGCGGACTAAAGCTGTTAAACTTTTACTCCAACCACGGCGCCTATTATAGTTAAAATAATAAGTATTGTTTGGGGAGTGAGGACTTGTACCACCCATTTATAAAACCCTCTCTTATCGGCGTGCTGGTCTTTTGTTGCTTCCTTAATATCTGCTAGGGCTTCTTTGTAATGTGCCGAGTTAATCTCATCCATTTTATGGTGATTAATTAAATCCTTATAGGTCTGAGCTAAGTCAACCTTCACATCCGTAATACTATCTTCTAGCTTACCAATTCTGTTGTAGATGTCTTGTTCCATTACTGTATATAGCCTAAACTTACTTACTTTTCGTCCTTATGCGCGGAGCCTGATAATTCTGCCTTAGCGGTTTTAACTCGCTTACGAGCTTTTACCACCGCCTCTGGACTTGTTCTGCGTCCTGCGGTTTGTTTTAAAGACTTTAGTGGGGCTTCTCTACCGTGTTCCTCACCTTCTTCGGTATGTCTTTCGTGTCTGCCAGATGGGGTTGTAAGAGCACCCAGCCCTGAAGTAACTCCCCTGTGGGTGATGCCTGAACGACCTAAAAGTTTTGCGGGGATGTTTTCTACACCACCCTTCACTGCGGTTTCCCAATCTATGCCCCCGTCCTCGGTTGATTTGGGAAGAGGTTTCAAAGTTTTTGAGGGTTTTGTCTTCCCATTCTTTTCTTCTTCTTTTTTATCAGCTTCGGTGAGAAGGTCTAAACACTTGAAAAGGTCCATTTAATTGTCCCCGTATACATGTTCCCCCACATGCTCAGAGCCGTGTAGTCCTGCATCGTGATGCAAATGGTGAGGGTTTTCCTTGTAGTGAGCTTGTAGAGCTTTTTTTTCTTTGTGTGTAAGGGGTTTATCCACAACACCACCCAATCTAGCTCTGGCTAATACAGCAACGGGATTTATTTCGTTCTTTTTCTTGACTTCGAAAATAGAGTCCGCAAAATTATCAAAAGATTTATGGTCGCCGAATAGAGTACCTTGCTTAAGATTTGATTTCTTTTTCTTTGGGGGTGTGCCGTAATTGTGTGGTGCGTGCTGTCTAGGGTTTTTAGGTCCAGCGGGTCCACCCATAGGACCCCATTTTCTTGGTCCTGATGCTAATCTAGCTAACTTATTTCCCATACCTGCTCGGTCTGGTTCGGGCTTTTGTTGAAGTCCTTTGTTACCAAATGGTAGGTTAGGCTGAACCAAAGGCTTTAGCTTTTTCTTTTGCCTATTTTCTGGTGCACCTGTGCCTTTGGGTGCTGGGAGGGCGAGTTTCCCTTTCGCCTTACCCAGCTCACTCTTGGGCGGTGGTGGTAATGCCAGTGCACCTTTTTTATTGACATCCTCGTGGTCTATCGTCTGACGATGCTTCCGTGGTGCCTCCAGTTTTTTCTTGGGCGGTGCTGGTATAATCTCACCCTCAAGCGCCGAGGATGTGCCCAAGGCTTTCATTTTCGGAGTGGTAACGGTAGTAGTCCCAGTGGCTTTAGATGCCGCCGCGCTTCTTTTTGATTTAAGACCTCCTATTATAGTGTTGAATCGGTCTCGTTTGGACATCCCTCCACCAGCTTCTTTTTCCGACCAAGGCTTTAGGTTAGGGTTAGAGCGTTTTGGTTCGTCTCCCCCCATCTCATGTGCTGCAGGCTTTTGGTACCCAGACTTTCCTGGACGCGTTCCAGCTTCTGCAGGGTCTGCAGCTGCTCTTTTCATGGCTGCTGCTTTCATCTTAGCACGCCTTTCGAGAGTTGCATCACTAAAGCTACCGCCCCCCTTTCTTCTTGGTTGCCTTGATAGTGTATTATCAACTTTAATCTGTCCTTGACCTGGACGGCGGGCTTGACCACGACCTCCTGGTACAGGCGCTTGACCACTTTGACCCTCTGCGTTGTCTGATTTAAATTTATTAAGTCGGTCTGATACGTCTTGCTTTCCTATTATAGCTCTGGCTCGAAATCTGTCTGACAGACCCTGGGCTTTAGCGCGGCTTTTTTTACTTCTAAATGGGTTTGTTGCTTTGACGCTCTGCTGGTTTGCCATCTTCATCATGGCTCGGTACTCGTTGAGCACCTCGGTGATATAAGCCAATTCCTCAGGAGAGGCAGCTCTAACGTAAGATTCTAATAGTACTTTTTCCATGTCTCTAAGTTATTTAGAGGCATTGTCAAAATTTAGTATCCTTTAAATCTCGCCTCTAGATAAAAAGTAGCACATTACGTATAAAATCCAACATATACCACTCCCTAAAAACATATCTAAAATTAGTCTGTCTGTTGGGGAATACCAAAGTAAGCTAAGTAACCCTGCTACCCAAAAACCGAGGCACATAGGACAAATGAGTAATTCACCTAGAAAATGGAGAATGACGTTTTGAGATTCTATAAGTTTATCGACGTACGGATACGTTAGTTTGGAGTTGCCTAAACTGTAGACTATCCCAAAAAGTGTTAATGCCCATGTTGCTAACATACAATATAATAGACTAATTTTATGAAAAATAATCTATAATGTTTACTAATGGAAGACCAAGATTTCGATATTAGCGATGTACCAAAAAATGAGATTGTCGGGCTCTTTGGGGACTTCACGTTCCCCAGGAGTGGTGCTGGGTATGATAATAACAAGAAGAGAAATGCTACACAGTCAATAATAAATATCTTAAATACCATTAAACCTAAATTAGTATACCTTATTCCATCGAAAGGAGTTAATTTATATTGCACATTTGCGCTATCTCTTTTAAATATTCCTTATATTTTAGTCACCCCTCATAATAAATATTATTTAAGTTTATCCGCAAAAGATAGAAAAAGACTAATATTTGCCTGTAAAAATTCCAAGACTTTAATAGCGCTTTCAGATGGAGGGGAGGCAGGGAAATTCTCGAGTAAAATGCATGAGGCGGTTGAATACATTTCTAATAGTAGTGGTGTTATGCTGGGTGTATCCTCGCGCAAACCAACTGAAGAATTTATACGTCAAATGGACATTTTTACCGACAACGATAAACTCTGTGTTTGGACTAGGTACCGCTAACCATTAACCACAAGTGGTAGTTTCGGTAGAAATCTTTCTATGTATGCCGCTCTGTTTAAATGCCAAGATTCCCTTCCCGCTAGATTACCATAGGATTCATGGTAAACTACAATAGGGATTGTATAGTTATCAAGACCCTTTAAGAATGTTTGTGTGGTATAATATATGTCACAAAAATCCCAATGCCCCTTAAAATATGAAGGCTTTTTCATATTTAATTGGAGTAGTGTTACCCCCTTCACACAAAGAAACAGCCCGTCTAATACCGCGACTTTGCCGTAAGGACCAAAGGTATTCATATACATAGAATTTCTTGAATTTCCTTGCAGAACGGCGCCTGACAACGGAGAACTATTGAAGGGGTGCTTTCCATGTTCATGCCACCAAATAGCGTTGTCCGTAAACACTTTAGCTCCCGCAACTCCTAAAAAGCCTGTATTGTCCTTATTTATGGATTGTTCAATAATTTCATTGAATCTCGATGCGTTGGTCTGGATTTCTATATCGTCATGACACAAAATAACCCAATCATCCCCTTTAATATTAAATTCATCCACGGCTCGTGAAAAGGCACTAAACAAACATGACTCCCCAACTAAAAGGTTAACCTCCCATCCAGCCTCGGATAAAAACGCAAGTAGTCTTCCTGCTGTGGAATTTTCGTCAACTGCTTCGTCGGCGGCAGCTGGAACGTCTCGTGTGGGAATAAAAGCTATTTTCTTCATTACTAGATACTATGATTAATACTGCCTATGAAAACAGCACAAGAAATAAGAGATGAGTGGTTGAAATGCTCTGACGACCCAATATACTTCATTAAGAAGTATATTCTTATCTCACACCCTATTAGAGGTATTATACCCTTTAATTTGTACAGGTTTCAGGAAAGAATTGTATCTGAAATAACAAGTCACAGATTTTCTATTGTTAGGAAATTTAGGCAGGCTGGAATCACTACCTTGACAGCTGCGTACGCTTTGTGGCAAATCATCTTCAATGAAGAGAAGGTTGTTATGGTGGTGTCTATTGGTGATAGGGAGTCTCGAATGTTTTTAGAGCGTCTAGTAAATATGTTTGATGATTTACCACCTTGGTTAAAACCTCAAGAAGTAGAGAGAAATAAACATACCCTTAAGCTGTCTACGGGAAGTAGAGTTAAGGCTCAGCCTGCAGGCGCGGGTCGAGGAGAGGCTGTATCTCTTTTGATTGTTGATGAGGCGGCATTTGTTGACAAGATGAGGGAGTTCTGGATGGCGGTGTATCCAACTATCTCTACAGGTGGTTCGGCTGTTCTTATCTCTACTGTGAATGGTATGGCTAACTTATATTACGAAATTTATCGGGATGCTGATAAAGGGAAGAACAATTTCCATGTTGTTGATATTAAGTGGCAAGAACATCCAGAGTATACAGAAAAGTGGGCTTCGGAGATTAAGCCAAACATTGGTCGTAGGGCGTGGTTACAGGAATATGAATGTGAGTTCTTAGGGACTGGTGACACCTTCATCGACGGAGAAACACTAAAAAGAGTCTACGATAACGTATCAAGTGAGTATACCGTAAAAAATAATAACATGATGCGGGTGTGGAAAGAGCCACAACCATACCACACATACATGTTAGCAGCAGATGCATCTTTTGGTAGAGAACGTGACTATTCTGCATTTCATATTATAAATTTGTATAATGGTGAGCAGGTAGCTGAATTTTATTCTAACAAGATTTCTTTACGAAATTTTGCAAAAGTTATCTCTGATGAAGGAAGGCGCTATAATCTAGCGCATGTTATTGTGGAAAGAAATGGTCTAGGTATTGCATTAATCGAAGAACTTTTTGAAGTTCAAGAATATGATAATATTTGGACAGATGAAAAGAATGAATTTGGATTCTTGCTTACACCTAAGGTTAGAGAGGCTACTCTAAGTTCCTTAGAGGAAAGTATTAGAAGCTCTAGGATTAAAATTAATTCTCAACGAACCGCAGACGAGCTCGGGGTATTTATTTTTACTGATACTGGAAAGGTCGAGGCTGAGGAAGGATACCACGATGACTTGGTTATGAGTCTTGCTGTGGGGTGTGATGTTATGAAAGATATATCAGCTAAATCCCCTATTGCTATAACAACTAAGGAATCTGATAAATCTACTCCACCTCCTACGCTCAGCACGTCTAAATACAGTGAGCATACTGACATAAAGGACTATTCTAAATGGCTTCTGAAATAAACGAAAATCAATCCAACCTAAACGAGGACCAATCAAGCTTCCCAAGATATAATCCTGATGGGGGTTATCAAACTCCAGCGGGTCCTTTTAGGGCATTCTTCTCTAAATTCTTTAGTGGAAAAAAGAAAAGGGGGAGACCGTCTCTAAAACAAGAAAAGAGGCTTATGGGGGACGCGGCATCATCTGATGATGTAATGGCTCAGGCTAATGGGGCTATTGGGGTTACCAAGGGGATGTACAAACTCCCTAAGGTCGAGTACTCCAGAAGAAAGCGGTATGCGGACTATGAGCGAATGGAGGAGTATCCTGAGATAGGCTCATCTCTTGATATTTATGCAGACGATTCATGCCAGAAAGACAACGAGAGCAAGGTGTTCCGCGTAGTCACAGATAGTGACTTGGTTAAAGACGCCGTGCATTCTTTTATGGATTCAACCAATCTTAACAAGTACATCTGGGACATTGTCCGCAATACGGTAAAGTTTGGTGATTGTTTTGTCGAAAATATTGTTGACTTAAACAATCCTACCGCAGGCATACAAAGATTAAAGATATTAAATCCAAATTACATATACCGCTCCGAAGATAAGTATGGCTACTTAAAAGAATTCATTCAAGAGATTCCTAAGGAGGGCGCTCAGAACCAGGACTTTACACCCTCCTTAGACCACAAAACCAAAAATGTCCTTAAGTTAGATAAAAATCAATTAGTTCACTTTAGGTCATACACTTCTGACTCAAATTTTTATCCATACGGAAAATCTATTCTATCTTCTGCTGTTAGAGCATGGAAATCTCTGAGAATGATGGAAGATGCTATGATTATCTACAGACTACAAAGAGCTCCTGAGAGGAGAGTCTTCTACATTGAAACAGGAAACCTACCCCAAACAAAAGTAGAAGCGTTTATGGAAAGAATTAAGCAGAAATTCAAGAAGGAGAAATTTCTGGACCCAAGAAGCGGGAACGTGGACGAGAGGTACAATCCATTATCTGCGGATGAGGATTTCTTTGTGCCCGTTCGTAATGGTCAAGGCACAAAAGTTGATGTACTGCCAGGTGCTCAAAATCTAGGTGATATCGATGATGTTAAGTATTTTAGAGATAAGTTACTATCAGCACTTAAGATACCTAAAGACTTTATTGTCGAAAAAGATTCGTCCCCAGAGAGAAAGGCTAACCTTTCTCAGTTAGACGTTAAGTTCGCAAAAGTAATTGCCAGGGTACAAAGAGAGGTGGAGATTGGGATTAATACCATTGTACGTAGGCACCTTAGGTTGCGTGAGTTCCCTGAGTCTATGGTAAAGGAGCTTGCTGTTGAGTTTCAGCCACCCTCTGACATGTTCCTTAAGAGAAGGCTTGAAACGGACGAACAGAAAATTAGAATTGTGTCAGCTGTGAAAGGACTAGCACTATTCCCAGATGAGTACATCTACAAGTACTATTTCCAACTTTCGGATATGGAAATTAAAGATATCAAAAATGAGTTGGAAAAACAACAGGAAGAAGAAGCCGAGGCTCAACCCGATATGGGTATGGGAATGGGCGGAATGCCTATGGAAGGTGAAGAGCCTCCCGTGGGAGAGAATATGGCTCCTGAAGAGGGAGCACCTCCGCCACCTGCGGAAGAAGGTCAGTAAATCTTCTACAAAGATATATTTACGTTGCGTATATAACAATGGAAACAATTAGAATGGAAATCTCAAATATTTTTAATAATCGTGATAGGTTCTTCTCACAACTAAGTGAGGCAGAAGATTATCTTGCTCGTACTCTCAGACAAAATTTAACTATTTTTGACGTAAATAATTTAAAATCAGAAGTGGTATTTCTTTCTGAAAACAACAATTTTATTAAGTGTAATTACAATTTTGAGGATGATAAAACATCTTTATCTGATTTTAAAATTACTCCTGCGTCTACCGTGTATTCAGATGAGTACGTTGATGATGCCGTAGCTGGGTGTGTTACTGATTTTGTTGGTAGCTTGCGTACTAGCAACTATGACAGCGCCGATAATAAATTTGAAAATATTCTTGAGATGTTTAAATTTCGTAACCAAATAAATGAAACTAGAGCTAAAATTGAGAAGAAATCACTAATTTTTGACTCCACATTAAAACTCTCTTCATCTAAGCAGTATCAAAAACTAGAAGATGCAAAACCTCTAATTCTGAAGTACATTAAAGAAAACGCAGAGACCATCCTAAACAATGAAGACATTGTTAACTCTATTAAACTGTCCAATGCTATTACTCGAGGTTTTAACACCCCCTCTAGAAATTTAGAGGATTTGGAAGGTGCTATTTTGGATATACCTAGCCACGACAAGAAGTCTCTATATGAGATGATTTGTTTTCAGGAATTGGTAAGGAAGGAATTGATGGAGTCTAAGAAAGGATTTGCTAACCTATGGGCTGGCAATGAGACGATTTCCAGATTGGCTTCGTGCATTTATTCTGCAGACGAGGTTCTTAAGCGCACATTAGCTGAAAGTATTTCTGAGGTTCCTTATATCGCGCTCTCGACTAAGGCTGATTTAATGAGCGTCTTCGCGCCAGCTTACGATATCACAAACCCAGGTACAATTACAAAGAAAGAAATTAAAGAATTTGTTTCTAAAATTTATGAGTTTAAAAAGCCTGCAAAGACCTTTATTCTTAAGGAGTTGAATGATACTTACGGAATTAACGTCCAAAACTTAAAGACCTCACCTACATTCTCTAATCTATGCAAAACGCAGTCCGTGTTCTTCGAGGTTTTCGCTAAGCTGGCTAAGGACAATGCCTTAGTATCTGATGTTATGGCTGATTTTGGCACGAACATTAAGAAGCTTGGGGGAGTTGCTGCTTTAGATGTAAACGACTTTATTCTAAGTTTGTTCGGTGACGAAACAAACAAACTAAGAGAGGCAAAACATGATTCCTACGTGGATTTGAACCACATCGCTGAGAAGGTGAAAATATATTACTTTGATGAAGTCGGATTAGGAGCGGGAGACGACGCCGATGACGACTTAGGCGATGATTCAGAGGGAGACAATAAGCCCAAAAAAGCCAAAGGAAAAGGTAAGAAAAGCCTAAAAGATGCAAAAGATAAGCTGGAAAAGATTAAGCAAAAGGTAGGCGACGAAGGTCAAGACGAAATCGAAAGTATGGACGACGACGGTGCTCCTAAGGAAATGGACCCTGCCAAAAAGACAGGTGAGAAAGACGTCGATATGGATGGTGATGAAGATAACGTCGATGAGAAGATAACTTCCGATAGAAAGAAAATCAAGGCGGAAAAAAAGAAGAAAGCTAAGAAGGGCAAGAAAGGTGAAAACCCGTTCGCAAAGAAAGGGGAGGAGCCAGTTACGGAAGCTAGTGAAGGCTATGATGAAGACGATGTAAAAACCGCCAAGCGTCAAGTTAGGCGAGATAACGAGGGAGAAGGATGGCTTCACTCAGATGAAGACCCTACTTTTAAAGCATCGCTAAATGATGAACTGGCTAAGGGAACAAAAGAAGGTGCGTATAAACGGCGTACAAAAAAGAAAAAAGCTAAGCCAGTTAAGGAAGCCATAGAGGGAACTGAAGAGATGGTGGAGGATGAATTTGCTGTCGGAGGAGAAGAGCCCACCCAGGAACCAGGCATGGGGGAGGGGGGTGAAATGACTCCAGAGGAAAAAGAAATGGAAGAGCAAGACCTTCCCGATGCACCAGCGCTATCTGATGAAGAGGTTCTGGAATTGGTGGCTGATTTAGAAGATGTTTTTGACGCTATCGACTTCGATGGTATCCAGAAGGAAGCCGAAGAAGAGGTATCTCCTGAGCCTAGCGAAGAAGAATTAGCTATACAAGCCTTGGCTGACGAGGATGCCGTGGATGTGGAGGGGGACGGCGATGCTCCAATGCCTGACGAAAACGTTTAATAATTTCGTTTTTTTTATTCAGGGTCTAGAATATAATCTTGTTTTAGCCATTGAATTAAGCATTCGGAGTATTTTGAACGTAAAATAAGTAATTCACTTATTACGCTATCGAGGGCTTTGACAGTATCTTCTGTTATAAGCCCTCTATCTTTTATACTGCCAATAGCGTCAATCAGGAGTTCAATATTTTTTGTATCTAATTCCTGTATTTTGTTAATGTTTCTTTTCTTTTCAGTTCGATTTTCCATCATCAATATCTACATCTAATTTAAGTGATTTATACGCTTTTATCCTATCTTTTGAATGTTTAGTTAGATACGGCGCATTATCATAGTAATCTATTATAGTGGCTTTGTCTTTAGATTTGTGCTTTCTTAATGCTCTTCCTAAAGCTTGTAGGGTTGCTATTTCCGATTTTAGACCCCTCGCATTTATTAAGTGGGTTATTTCAGGAATATCTATGCCTGTCTGCATTACGTTAGTCCCTATCAAAACTGAGCCCTCCTCATCTATAAACGTCTTAATCGTTGATTTTCTAGACTTTAAGTTGTCCTTCCCTTCCAACGTTAGTGAGCCAGGAATCATTTCTTTTAGTATCTCTAAGTGCTTTAAATTTTTAACTAAAATTAAAATCTTTCCATTTTTTATTTCTGCGCATTCTTCTGCTATCCTACTATTCCTGGATTCATTATTAATAATATAGGAATCATACACTTCCATGTATGGGGCGTGGTCTAACCCCTCAATCTCCTCATTCTCGCGAATAATAACTTCAGCGTTTGATAGGTAATCCAACTCAATCAAATCTTTAGCGGTAGCGTCATTTACGACCTCCCCTAATCCAGTTATTAGGTTTAATTTAGAGAATTTATCGTTGGGTACGGTAGCTGTGAACCCAAACCTATAAGCTGCATTAGGAAAAGAACTTATGGCTTTTGTTGCAATTTTCCCTTTGGAGAACTCATGCACTTCGTCAAATATAATAAAATTAGCTGTGGTTAAATGAGTATCGAGGACCTTGTCGATAGATTGTATTGTGCATAAGGTTATTGGTTTTATATCAACCCCCTCTCCAAATGCAATACCACACTCAATCCCATGCTCTTTAAGAAACTCCCAAGTTTGGAGCATTAGTTGTTTCTTTGTGAAAAATATCAATCCAACATACGACTCTAACGCTTTCACAATACTGGCAATGACAATTGTTTTCCCTGACCCTGTAGGTGCTTGGATTATACATCTCTTTTTGCTTAGAGCTTTTTCAATGGCTATTTTCTGGTAATCCCTAGCTTCTATACCTGGTATGGTGTAGTCCTGATACTCTGGTATATCCCTCAAATCTACGAGGTCGTACGGATAGTCTAGATACTCAAGGTCACGGATAATTTCGGACAATAAACCCGTTTTAAACTTGCCCGTCTTTTTGGAGAAGTGTTTTTTATCTCCCCTCCATCTATTTGCGCGATATTGCGGTGTGTACTCATAGCCTGGAACTTTACAACTATACTTTTTCTCTAAAGCTGTTTTTAGTTCTTCGTTATCAGATTTTAGAATACACTCTGTATTATTGATTACAATTTCATCCACACTACTATAATAGTAATACCATGACAGATTCTGAAAAAACGATTATAGATTTAGCGGCGGAGCATATGGCGACTCCCCCTGAATCTAATGCTACCCCCTCCGAACAACCTCAACCTGAGCCACAGCCTGAGACACCTAGAAAAAGGTCTCAAGGCAAAGAAGCACCACGTAAGTCAGCAGACAAACCTGTTGAGGATATCTTAGCGGGTTTATTAAAGGAAAAATCTAACACTACTTCAGTCCTAGTGGACCTACCCTCTGGTGGTAAAGCTTACCACGAACACGCAGGTCACGTTAATATTAGCCCTTTTACATACGCGGACGAAAAGCATCTCAGGGGGGTGACAAACATGTCTGGGGCACAAAAAGCTATCGGAACTATCTTTGACCGCTGCGTAGAGGGTCTTAGTTACGAGGAATCTACTATACCAGATAAAAACTATTTATTGTTTAAGCTTAGAGAGATTTCATACGGGGATGATTACCCAATCACTTTAAATTGTGATACGTGTGGTGCAAATAACATGCTTAAACTAAAAATATCTTCAATTCCCGTTAACACGGCTAAAGAAGATTTGGAAGACCCTATTAAGGTGACACTTCCAGACACCGAACAAGAAGTCGAAATTCGACTTCCCCGCTCAAGAGACGAGAGCTATATGGAAAATTTAGGAAGTATAACAAACAATTTATGGAGATTTGTTATTTCAGTAGGCGGGTATACTGATGGTGTCGTCGTGAGGAAATTTATTGAGCAGACGTCGGTTAGGGATGTAGACGTTATGAGAGCAACTGTGTTGAATGTAGATTATGGTTTAGACCAGAAGATGTCTTACCACTGTCTTGAATGTGGTCATCTTAACAAGGGTATGATACCCCTTAATGAGAATTTTTTCTCAGCGAGCTAACGGAAAGAGAGAAGGTTAGCGCGTACACCAAGGAAACATACACGTTAGTTCACCGATGTGGGTTCTCTCTGCGTGACTCACTTCTCCTATCCCCCAAGGAGGGGTTGGAGTATTTGCAGCTATATAAAGAGGAGTTAGACCGAGAAAAGGAGGAGTATGATAAGCTCGGGAGCTCTAAATAATATGACATGTCAGATTTCCCCAATAACAATAGTGTTTCTGTTACTCGCAGGCACCAGCATCCCGCTGTAAACGAAAGAACATTCTTAGAGTTATATTTTTCTAAGAATGGTGCGTACCTCGACCCAAACGAAGTAAAATCAGTCCATATATTCCAGGACGATATTAGCACCTCTAATGGAGATGCGGGGTATTTCATCGATGCCAGTGGTCTAGTGAATGCTAATTATGAAAAGGACGCACTGTTTATCTTCTCTGGGGCTGGTGTGCAGGAGACCTTTACAGGCGGTGTACTCGACTCTAGTGGTATATTCAACCTATCTGGTATTAGCGGATATTTGGGCGTTGTACTAACCCCTACGGCTCAATACATGGATGCTAGTGGTAATATCAAGACCAACACGCTCACAGCAAATGGTAGTTATTTCGACATCTGGACATTAAAGAAGGGTCCACATTTGAATTTCACTACCTATCCTCATTCTTTTACTATGTCGGATAAGAATGTTATTACCTTTACGGAACCAATAAATTACACAGTATCACACAGAGTTTCTCAGAGGTATGGCAATGTAGGCTCAGTCATGCAAGTAGACTGTCTGGTGGATATCTCTATTATTAATCAGAACATTGACGACGAGACTAAGAATATCATAGAAGACACTATTGTCAATGATGCTGACGTTAGAATTCTAAAAATAAATCACGAAATGTCTGGAGACCCATTCACTGAGATTAGGGCTTGGGGTGATTCGGGAGTCAACATAACGTCTATGAATACCATTCAGCTCCTGTGGGACACATCTGCACTCACCTCTGGTGACTATCAGATACAAATCAGGCACAGATTACACAGCGAATATGTCTACTCTGATAAGTTTACGATAATTTTGAAGTAAGAAAATACTCAAAATCAATTTTCTTAATGTTTGCAGTGATATAATCACTTATGTTAGATTCATTAGAATCTACGTGAAATTCGTTCCAATCCTTGTATTTTTCTGGAGGATGAAGAACGTACAAATTGTCCATGTTTTTATATAAACAATTAGTTCTTGATTTCACTATCCCCTTCTTACCTGCTTCATCATTGTCGTAAGACAGAATAATTTTTCTGTCTCCTAACTGTTTAATCTGGTTAGCCGATAAGTTACTTCCTTGTGTACAAGTAGAATTAAACCCATTAATTTGTAGACTCATAGAGTCCAGGGGACCTTCAGTTACTATAATATAATTCTTATCTTTATTAAAGGGGTATAAGATATCTGAAGACTTAATTCCATATTCAGAAGCTTTAGGATTTAAGTATTTCATACCAAAGCTTGTTAAGTTTCTTGCTTGAAAGTAATAAGGTTTTTTATTCTTTGTGTAGGGTATAATTATTCTGTTGATGTATTGACCGCTAAGAGATACATAGAATTTACATCTATGTAATTTTCTCTCCCTAACAAAGTTAGAGGCTAATTTCTCCGATAAATGAATCGAATTCTTGGAGTTTTTCAAATCAACCTCTTTGAAGTTTTTAAACTCATCTCCTATGTTATTGCTGTATAAGGACTTCTGCTCTTTCTTTATTTCTGAGATATTTTGGAACAGTTTTTCTGGGGTGTCGAACATTTTGGACATAATAAACGCTCTAGCCCTGTCCAATGGGATTCCCTCCAAGTAGGATATAAGATGGAAAAAGTTGCCGTTATCGCCAGACTTGAAGTCTTGCCAAAGACCAGTAGATAAGTTAACAGACAAATGCATCTTGTAGTCCTCAGCCAGAAACGAGTTCGCTAAGAATTCTTGATGAGCTACTTTAAATGTGTCAAATTTTGACTCGAGGTAGTCTCTTATAACTTCAGAAGGTATATCCATGTTTTTAAATAAATTAAGTCCCAGCAAAATCAAAGTCTACGACGAGTGTAAACAGAAGTACAAATTTCGATATATTGATTATTTGTCGGATGATTATAATGATGGCACTAATACGGACGCCCTACAATTTGGCTCATTTATCCATAAGGTTTTTGAGGATGGCTACACCTGTGATAGCGTAGACGGGTTGTTAGATATAGCTAAAGCTCTACGCAGCCAGTTTACTTTTGGGCAGGAAAAGGGGAAGCTTACCGAAAGGTGCATTCATAATTTCTTCCATTTTAACAAGAACTTAGAGGAGACTGTTAGCGCAGAGATGCAGTTCTCTTTGGATGTTGGTGATGACCTAAAATTAAATGGTATTATTGACCGAGTAATAAAGGGCACGTCTGGGAAGTACTTAGTGATTGACTACAAGACGTCAAAGCGACCAGCATCTAAAAAAGACCTGTACAACGACCCTCAGATGATTATGTACACACTGGCAATCCACAAAACATACAATGTGCCGATACCAGACATTACAGCCGCACATTACTACCCCCATCTGGACAAACTAGTCCCTATTAAGTACATGGAAGCCCAAGTTCTTGCGTTTGAACGTAAAATGAAAGAGAAGGCTTGGGAGATAAGAAAGAGGAAGAAAGTGGAGTTCCCCCCGTGTATTAATAGGTTTTGCGACTGGTGTGGCTATAAGGATATATGCCCCGCTTTCGGCGCTACAGAAATGGATATCGAAAAGGCTATAAAAGAATCCAGAGAGAAGAAAGCTAAATCTACTTAGTAGATTTCTTTGCCCTTTCCTCATAGACCAGTGGGTAGTATAAGGATAAATCTATTTCCTTAAAGAAGTCTTCTACTACCTCTAGTTGATACTTATACTTTTTCGTGTACGTGGATATGATTGAAGACTTTTTAACTGGCTTCTGAGACTCAAACGCCTTTATTAGCTTTTCTTGGAATATCGAGATAAAGTGCACGGAGAATTTATGTCTCCATTTATCTCTGAATCTTAAGGATAAGGCATAATCAACCTGGTCCATAAATTCTAGCATGTCTATTGGGTTTACTTCTTCCATATACTTACGTATATAATAAGAGTGATGTTATGCCAGAAAAACCAAGAAATACTCAAAAAATCAAAGGAAAATTCTTCACAAGCCTAAGAAGAAGTGCTTGGGGTATATTTGAAAATAAAAGTAGATTTTTCGAGAGTCCCGTAAAAGCCAAATACGCCAGTGGGTATTCCCGTAAGTTTTTAGGGGAGACCGCAAGAGCAGACTCCCAGCAAGGCAGTGTGTACCATTTTAATTACAGGAGCGCAACTGCTACGGTTCCATGGGTTCTACTTTTGGTGGTTACCCACAAAGGCTCCAAAATTCGACTTGCGCACAACGGGTATAGATATATGAGGGGACTTAATCTTTATCTCGCTCCTCCTGGGGTAAGAGATTACTTAATAGATAAATTAGGTAAGAATGATGTGGTTTCCTATAATGACATGCTAATGGCTTCTATTATTATCGCCGATAAATTTAGAACTTACGATATACGTAAGATTCGTAGCTTTTCGGCTATTTCTTTAGACGAGGATGAGGATGATACCTTTGGAGGGTTATTCTAATGGCTGACTCTACCGCTGACGTTCTAGCGAAACTCACCGCAAATATTGCGAAGTTAGATAAAACTCTTGAAAACCAGGGCAAGAGGGATAAAAGGTCTCACGAAGAACGGATGGAATCCAACGCCGACGCCATCAAGGGGCAACGGGGAGTTGTGAGTAAGTTTAACCAGGTAACCTTTGGAGCGTTCTCTCTCGGTGGTGCTCTGGCGAAGATGCTCTATGGAAGTATCGCTCTTATGGGGAGCGTAGCAGACCTATCTGCTACCCTCATATCAGTCGGCAAAGGGCAGCAGCTCCATTCGGGGGGATTAATGCGTGGAATGACTGACCTCGGGTTGAATATGTCGGAAATCGCGAAGATGGCTGATGTTGTGTTTGCCGAAGGTATTGAATCATTGAATAGGTCCCAATCGGAACTTATAGCTGGTATGCAGTTCTTAGGTAAAGATGTGGGTTCCTTCGCTAGGAATATGGCGTTTAATCGGGAAGCTTTGGGGATGTCGAATGAGCAGACAGCGCACTTAGCGGATATTATAGCATCCACCGCAGCACAGAGCCACCAAGACCTTAACATGCTCATCAGAAGCATAAACAACCTGCAACCTCTTTTCCAAGAGATTGCCGCTACTTTTGGTACCGAAGCTGGCATTGCTATGGAGATAGCCAGCACGAGGCTTATCGCGACATTTGGAGCCCAACAAGCACAGATAGCCCAACAGATGCTAAAAGATTTCGCAGGCGCCTCCTCGGATGCCTTAGTACGCCAGATGATGCTGGGGATAAATCCCGCTACTATGCAATCAGGGGATGCGGAAGTTACAGGTGCTGGGTTAGAACAAATGCTCGCAAAGGTTGAGCAGGTTCGACAACAAGCAGGTGAAGGTCCTATGGCGGCTATATTGCTTGAGTCTTTGGGAGATATTTATGGTATTTCTAAGCAGCAATTTAATCTTGCTAGGCAATTAATGGACGAACACGGAGGAAAATTAGACTTAGCTGCTGAAGCTGCAGTGCAGCAGATGAAGGAAGCCCAGAAGGAGGCAGACGCGAGCAGAGAGTTGCAAAAAGCTATTTTCGAGATGCAGAAGGTTGCTGTACCAGTCATTATTTGGATATCAAAATTAGTAGGTAAGGTGGTTGACGCTTTCGGCAAAACTCTCCCCTTCGCCATTGCAGCCGCTTTCGGGGCAGTTTTATGGTCAACTGCGGTTGCCCCTCTTATGATGCAATTGACATCCATAAAATCAACCATGATTGCGATTCATAATGCAGAGATGGCACAAATGAAGATATCTGGAATGGGTGGAGTAGGGAGAGGAGTTGGATTCGCAGCCATTGCAGCTGTTTTGATTGCGGGTATAGCGGCAATATTCACTGGCAAATCTGGTGAGGAGGGGGAAGAAGGTGAGGAAGGGAGCAAAGGCTCCTTTATGGGTGCACTTACGATGGCATTCGTAGCGGCTCTATACCCTCTAATTATGGTATCAAGATTAATGCTCGCAACGCAAGGCTACCAAAAAATGCTAACAGAGCAGCAACTGCTAACCGCCAAGTCGGGTCTCTTTAGAAATACGATTCATCAAGGATGGCAAAAGACCATGGGTTTTCTCACTAAGATTTGGCAAATGGGTATGTTGGCGAAAGGGGGAGTCGTGGGGCTTATATTGGCTGCTGTAATTTTAGTAGGTGTGGGGATTGCCAAGCTCTTCAAGTGGTGGAATAAAACAGAAGATAAGAAAATAGAAATAGCACAACAAGAAGTTGCTCTTACTGAACGCCAAACTACTATGAAAGAATTAGAGAATTTACAAGGGTCACCCATGTATAATATTGAGAAGACACTAGAATCTCAAGTAGCAGTCCTTAATCAACTCACCAGAATCTCAAAAATGCAAAATCAGCAAATGACCCAGCTACGGCAAAGGGTAGAAAATGACTCAGTCGATAATAAACCTATACGAGATGCCGTAGGGAACTTGGTAATGAACTAATGGCACACGAACTTAAAGATATTGGAATGAATGTGGCGGCTGGCTTTGTCGGTGGCTTAATAAATGAACTTGTAAATGGCAAAGACCCAAGGAACCTAGACAGATTGTACAAAGTATCTGACATTAGGTATAATAAAGCTATTGAGGAGCGAGGTGGCATTAGATTATTTTTCACGGACGGGTTTGACCAATCAGGAGATAGTGATAATAAAAAAGGTGCACGAACAGCAGCTTTACCCACTGGGTATTCCAGGTGGATACCCTTCTTCGAAAATCCCCGAATAACCGAAAGTAAGGCGTCCAGTTACGCAAGCTCTAGAATTTTTGGTCGTAACGAGCCTGTTAGGTTGTGGACGGGAGCCGAGCCTAGAAGACTAGAGCTTGAGATGACTTATACCATACCTCATATAGCATTATTTTATTCCAGAGACCTTTTGAGTAGAATGAATAATAAATATAAGAGCCGAGAACCAAATCCTAACGAAAGCTCCACCGATACGTACATGTACCAATTAGAGAAGGTGCTACATTCTTTAATTATGTACGATATCCACAAAGACCCTTCCGTGTACGAAAGTATGATACGTGATTTTGATGTACAAGGACCAGGAGATAGTGCGATGTTGGATGCAGCAAAAACAAAACAAAGCGCATCACAGAGAACAGAAGGTATGCGAATGCCGTCAGCCCTAGCTGAGATTGTACCCGCAGATTTTAAAGATTCTTTAGGGCTAGGAATGCTGGAACTTAATGACCCGCACAGTCCCGCCCATTTAGCAATGATGAAGCTAGTTCATTATGTTGTAGACCATATAAGAGCTTCCGTAGTAGGAACAGTAACTTACCCGTTAGTAGGTCCACCATTAGCATATTTAAAATGGGGAACTATGTACAATGAGGTACCATGCATAATAAAGGATTACAATATAACTTTAGATGATGAAGGAGGCATGGACGCTAAAACATTAATTCCTAGAGTATTAAAAATAAGAATGAATCTCGAAGAAATTCATGCTGTAAACAGGCTAACCGATTTAACCCACTACTCACGCTCCACGACTTCAACCAATTTAGGTTTACTTGAAGAACACGAGTTAACAGATGCTAGTAGAGGGTTGCCAGGGTGGGATAAGTTTGTCCGCCCCGAACGTGGTATAGAAGGAGGTATGTGGGGGAGGAGGATAATTAGGTAATGAGTAGATTCAAATCCAGAAATAAAGTATTTTCAACTTTGAATAGAATTCACAGGGATAAATCTGTTCCAGATATTACTGCAAGTTTTGCCTGGGGAAACTTTTATTCTAATATAGAAGAGTCTGATTATAAAATTGGGATTATACCGCCAGAGATGGAGGGGAGACCTGACTTGTTAGCCGTGTCTGTTTATGGAAACACAAGTTTTTGGTGGGTTATCTGTATCGCTAATGACGTACTTGACCCTTTAGAAGATTTATGGAGTGGCAGGGAAATTATTTTTCCCTTAATATAAATTATGACAGGAACAGGACCATCTCAGTGGCTAGCACACGAACCAACTCGTGTTGAATCCTACACCACAAACACCAGAGCGTATGATGACAGAAGCACAACAACGGCTCTTTTGTATATGGACTGGGACAGGCACGCAGTTGAGGATTTAAGCACATACAAGGACCCGTTTGATTTAAGAAATTGTTTATTAGATTTTTCCTACGGGTTCGAAAAGAAGGGAGATAAGTTAAGGTTTACCATTAAGTTGTTAAATCCATCCTCTGAAGTAGAAGCGGTGTTTATTAAACATTATCGACACCTGTACAAAGACGTTTATGATTGGGTGGAAGACAATGGCTTTGAAGCTCCTAGTGACGACCCTACGGGTTGGAATCAGCGCAGGCACAAAGCCATGATGGACAATTTGCCAAAAAATGACTTTCCTAGAGTATTTTTAAGATGGGGTTATGGGGAAGAGCTGAATCAAGGATTATCTCATGTACACAAAGGAATTTTAGCTAAGATTGATTATGATTTCCGTGATAATAAAGACAAGTTACTAACTTTGACATTCGTTGATATTTCTACTTTTTTAAGTGATTTAGAGCAGAGGGACTATACCGACGTGACAATATCTGTCCCCTTTGGCATTCAAAAACCTGACAAAGGCAAAATGCAACGGAAGCTCAACACATTTTCCGATACAGTTACTAAACTATTAAGTGACTACGTCCAGCAACAACCTAATGTTATTGGCATGGTGGACTTAAGGTCGAATGAAACTCTTAGGCGCAACCTGGACCATTTTCTGTGGCGTGTTGTAATGACCTTTAAAAAACCCGATAACTTTCAGAAGGCTAAGAATGCTTACCAGGGAAAAGATGATACTTTTGACTTTGAATTAGGGAGTGGGTGGCATTTTACTGAAGAAGATATTAAGACTTTAGAGGGTATATTTGGCAAGGATAAAACACCTGCTCAAGGTAGTTGGGGTTACAACCCAAGTGACCTCGCTGCCTACACAGGAGAGATTACCCCTTACTTAGTAACCGTAGCTTATAATTGGTGCTTAAAAGCGTTAGGGTGTGGTGTTTCAAAGCATATAGAATCCCCACCTAAGAAACCCTCCCAAGGCACTTTAGCGGGCAATCAAGTTGACTCACCAAGTCAATCCAGTGCACCAGCCGTTAGAATGCCAAATGACTGGGACGGGAGAAGATTCGCCACAAGAGAGGACGTCGTTAAGTACGCCAAGATTGGAGCAAAGGACTACTATATTAATACTGGTTCCACCCTAGGTTATGTCCTACACCCAGATATTATTTTTATAGAGTGCACAGATGATGGTGGTACTGTAGCTCCGCGTGGTCTTGTGAGGGACTTCGTCTCTGAACACAAGAAGAGGCATCATGGAAAGACCCCTACAGTTTCTGTGTTTGGCTTGGATGACAAGACTGCTACTGGCTACGGGATGTCAGTCAAATATAGGGAGGAAATAACATGTACACTTACGCAATCAGGCTATGATATGCTGCAAGTACTATTCCAGGAGTTTGAGGATAATTTAGACGCTTATGAAGAGTCGATGGACGAGCAATTGGCAGGCAACGAACTAGACCCAGATGCAAGTGGAATTGATTTTGCCGAGCCCAAGTTCTCCGCCCCCAGCGAGGAGCTAAACTGGGTGGGTCATGACGGGTACACGGTTGGAACATTAGAAGCTCAAGCTGTTGAGTGGAGAGCCTCCTTACCATGTGGAACTCCAAGAAAAGCAAGAAATGTAGTAAGACAATTTTTAGGCGTTGAAAGTGGTTCCAACTATCTTGGATTAAATGCTATAGCCAGCGAGCACTCATTCCAAAAATATGATGTTGTCTGGCTGGATGCTGCTAACATCCAGGACAAAGAGGCTTTTGTCCAATCTTGGAATAAAAACTTTGGAGCCGATAGCTACTACAACAAAGGAGAGCAGGATGTCAACACCATTAATGATAGTGAACGCGACACCCCGTGGGACGCAGAAGAAGTAGCAGAACTAACCGTAGCAGAGGCGGATAAGTGTGATGGTTTTTTGTTTGTTACCGACATGGAAAAATTACATACAATCTGGGATTTAGGTGTAATACGAAAAATAGATTCGTTCCCACATACAAGCCATGTCAATAAATACCCCCATGTGATGTGGTTAAAATATAATGCACCCAACTCTATTATTACTAAGTTAAAATTTAGAGGAGATAATAAATACTTGGCTAAATTAGCGTCCACACCCACAACGATGCTGGCGAGGACGTCCCTATCCGAGAGCCTGTTGTCGGATAAAGTAGATATACCTAAATTAATTTACATCTTGATTAATTCTAACTCAGAAATAACCCCAGGAGATAGAGATTCTTCGACTTCAGAAATAGAAAATGTGGCAAGGTTAGAAATCAGTAACCGTCGCAGCAGCATCAATATGACTATGGAAAAGCATGGTGCGTGGGAGCAAGGGGTTAACAGCATCGCTAAAGAGTATGAGATTATAGGTTCTGACGCCCTGCAATATGTCGCCAACCTGAAAGAAAGTCTTAAAGACCCTGAACTAAAAAAGGAGTTAATGGAAGAGTTCAAGAGCCATAATAGTGACTATACGGAAGAGCAAGCAAGACTTCTAATATACGCACTAAACAATCAAAATTTTATAAATATACTATTCCCACCTACAAATGATGGAATTCAGTTTTTAAGTAGGTCAGGAATCACGGAGGATGGAGGCAATATAGATTACCAAGGCGCTGTAGGGACTTTAACTATATTGAAACTACAAAGGGGGACTATCCAAAGAAAATCAAGCTCTAAACGTGTTTTTAGACACTATTATAATCCAATGACATTGAATGACTTAGACCCTAGAGATGTTATGAATATGGAAGTACAGTTAATAGATTCATTACAGGAAATACCATGGGAGGTTAAAATACAAACCTTAGGTATACCAGAGATGGATGTCCCTTTAGTGGAGATGCAGAGTAGGAGAGTTATTCTCCACGTGCACGAAACCAGAGACCCTGATTTGCTTCATTGGTTATCTGGTATTTATCGAGTTACAGAGATTAATCACTCACTAGGAAGTGGGGGATACTTCACCAACCTAACACTTCTTAAGTACCCTAAAGGTATGTCAGAAGAAGGGGTAATGGAATATAGTGTAAGGGGTAGGGAGGACAAATAATGGCATTTACCAATGATTTAACCTCGGTAACCTTACCTATTCTTTCGAAACTGGCTGAGGATGAAGCCAAAGATTTACTTGCGGCTCTGGTAGGGTTAGATGAAAGCTTAACAACCTTAAAAGATGAAATCGGGAAAGCCCAAATAAGTAATATTTACACGGCGCGAGTAAAGAGTATTGTTGACGGTGACAAATCAGGAGTAATTCATGTAGAGGCTGACGTTCCAGGTATGTCCCCTTCATTTGATGTTGAGTGTGCTTCTACCTATGCTGGTGGGGGGTATGGATTCTTTAGCGTCCCATGTAGAGGAGCAATTGTACTAATAACGAGACCACAACCCTCAAAGATATGGAACACTCAGTATGTTTGGTTTTCTTGTCTATACGCCTTGTCTGAGGAGTCGGCGGATACTAGATACCAAACTTATGGAGATACGGAGGGTGAAAAAGTATTAACCGCCAAAGATAATCAAGAAAGGGATGATGACGGCAAAAATGAGATAACGTTGATGCATGGTGTACCAGACCCATTTAACGTATACGCAGACAACGACAAACCCCAACAGTTTATTTGGATGTGCCCAAATAAGAGTCACTTTATAATGTCAGATAAAAAACTCGCCAATGGAGAGCAAGATTTTATAGGATTACAATCAGGAAAGACGGGCAAAAAAATAATGATAGATGAGCTGCCTACGGACTCTATTATCATACAAGATGGGGAGGGCGACCCAAATAGGATTATAATAAGAACGGCTGGGCTGGATAAGGACCCAGATAACCCAGACCCAAACAGTATAGAGATGTATGCGGGCGAGAATATTTCTGTGGAAAGTCGCCAGGGAGGAATATCTGTAAATGTTAAGAAAGATTCAGAAGCGGATATCGATATTTCTAATATGGGTCAAGGGGCTGTTAAGTTAACAACTATTAATAATGATGTGATTACTTCAACACCACGAAATTTTATAGTTTCCTCAGGTATCCAAAATCAAAACATAACAATAAAAACGGAGGATGATAGAGTTCTGACCCCAACGGGTCTTACAAAAAAACTTGTCATTACAAGGCATGTTAAGTATTACAACACGGACCAAACACAGAAGATTACCATTGATACAGACGGCATAACCTTAGAGAATGGACAACAAAAAATGAGAATGACTACTGGGTATGTTGAATTTGATGTAGATGCGTTTATTGTCAATGCGGGCAGTATAGAGTTTAAGAAGAAAACATAATAATGACACTACTCACACTTTTACGCTCAATTTTCAGCCCCACACCCGTGGAGCCAGAAGCCCCTTTCGGAGTAGGCGCCGCGAAAGCAGTAGCTGTTATCGATGTATCGGATGTCGGAGGTGGGCTCTTAAACTCCACTACAAATTCTTTTGTTAAAGTAGACGGCAATTTCATTGCTGTAACTGGGGCTACTGGAGCTTTACACTCACCCTGTGGAGGCTCAAATCCAACAGACCCAACACATTGTGCAGGTGCATGGAACGTCACTGTCGCTAGTAGATTTTTTACAATCGACGAAAGTCCCGTAGTCCTAGAAGACGACAATGCAACCTGCGTACCCCCTCATTCAGTTGCCAACGGAGCGTCTTTTTTCACCGTAACCTAAATATAGTATAATGCCTCTTTTAACTAAACAATCCCTAAGCTTAGTACCGAGTACATCACTCGTTAGTATGCAGAATGCATTCATAGTAAAGAAAGGCTCATTGTTATCAAAATTATCCGCATTAAATACTAAGCAACAAAAATTATCTGGAATAACAACAATAACCGATGTAAGTAAAGGTCGCACAAATGTTGTCTCAACATCCATGAATTCACAGAGGGATAGGCAAAAAAGATTAATTTTGCCTTCTGTAACTTTTAAGGAGACCGTAGAGAGGATTATTGAAGTATCAGGTCACGGAAGCGTGTTTTGTTCAGGAACCTCCAACCCACCGTCAGCGTCCCAGATTGACCAGATGGTGGATGATATAGATAGCGTATATGAAGATACTAACGTTTCTGGAGTTTTGGCTGCAGATTTATTTTTAGAATCACAGTTACAGCTTAATTCCAAATCAATTAGTTCTGTTAGAATTGAGATAGAAACTTTAAGAACAAACATAGCAACTATAAATGAAGTTCTAGATGAGAGGGCGAAAGGTACCGTTGAGGAGCCTTGCATAAATTCAGATATATTGGGAAACTTCCCACTAAGCCAAGTCCTTTCTGATACAATCAAACAATACGAGGGATTTGTTGAGAATGCAATCGTGGTCCCATACAACGAGAACCAAAGAATTATACAAGCTTTGTTATCTCAAGTAGTAACAAAGGGAGAGGATGCACCCAAGTTTGATTTAGTTTACGGACCTCCAGTATCAACGAAAGGACAGTTTGTTCTGTCAGAGGATGGTTTATATTATGACTCAAGGTCTGGCGGGTTACCACCCGACATTGTCCAGGAATGTTGTAACTCAAATTTATGGAACTTAGCATATGCGGCGAATAAAGGAGGCAGAGGAGTTGATTTCTCAAAAATAGATTTAGATAAGATTAAGGATACTGCATTTGACATAGATATCGACATTGAAAACGCCGTGGTCAAAGCCTTTTATGAAGTTGACCCACTATTATCTTCCTATGAATCTGATAAGAATGTCCATATTAATAAGGTATCAGACCAAATTAATGAGCTTCTAGCATACTCTGAGTATGATGCATCATCAGCTATAGTTATAAACTATAAAGAAAGTTTAAGAGCGGTAAGCCAAACCTACGACTCAAAAATAAATAAAAGAAAGAAACAAGTTCAGCTAGCTGCATTATTTGGTCCGTTTAGTTTAACAGACTACGATAATGCTCTGGGAGCAGGTCACGTGGTTGAGACTACATACGACATATCGGGAAATGTTGAATCAACAAAAATTATACCACACGTACCTGTAAATGACTTTACATATCTAAGAGGCGTTTTAAACCCGACTTTAGACCAACAGAAAAAACTAACACTGTTCTCTGAGGACTTAGATGATATAATTAAACCCGTACAGCCCGTTTACCTGGTTTTACCAGAACCCTCGTTTACATTCATAAAACAGTTTTCTGTTGATAGACTATCGGTAGGAGACTGGACTAAAATAGAAGGTGCTTCTGGTAGTGCATCTGGCAGCTCTCCTTATGTTAAGAGTTTGACAGATGACATCATAACCGATAATTTACTTATTTGTTATAATTTTACTAACTCTAAAGTAGACCACGTCAGTGGGAATTCATTTAATATATCTAATGCCGCTGAAGGTTCAAACGCCTTAAACGGAAGACTTGTAGGTGAAACCATGGCGGACACGTTCCCCAAAGGATTATCCATCCCATATCTTACTGGTGTAGAGCGTACTGATTATATAAACAGGGTCCCACAATTTGTTGAGTTACCAAATAACTGGAGGATGGGGGCGGATGGTGTATGGTCTCTTTATCCTGGTTCTTCTCGCTTAGATGATTTATTAGTAAGGAATGAAGGCGCCACTTTTGATAGCTGGGTACACGTTCCAGATTTTTATGAAGACGGTTATAAGGGATGGCTTGCAAGATATAGATTGTTGTTAGCTTGTGAAAATTCTGGTGGCGATATTGGTGATTATATCACAGCTGGTATGAATTATTCATTAAGTGGCAATAGAGATGACAGAAAGGTTCACGGGATGATGATAGGTTGGAGATTCGACCCAGGAACGGCAAATTTTTATAACAAAGGAGATTTACAATTTGTTGTGTTGCCAACAGTTTCCCAGAACCCAGATGGCGGGGAGTTTGGGAATAGTGTGGCAATTGCAGAGAAGAGACTAGAGGGTGACTGTTCTACATCTGAAGGTGTGGTAGAACTCGGTATGAAAGTTTCCGCGACTAAACAAACGGCTAGTGGGTATAAGATGAGTGACGTATCGGCAGGATTTTATCATATCTCTGTTAATTTTGATTACAAACAGGACACATTAAGTTTATATTTAGACGGTGAGTTACTTGAAGCATCATCAATAACAACATGTTTTAATAGAGTGGCTGGGGAGAAGCTTAATACACCATCCCCAATAAAGATAGGATTTAATGATTTTAGGGATAGTTTTAACACCCATCCAAGTAACCAACGAGGTGTGTCAATTTACGACCCTAACCAACTCCCGTCTGTACCAGTAACAACCCCCTGGATTATAGGTGGTGGGTTTACTGATAATATTTGGGATAAAGACCATCTTCAGGATTACTGGAATATTAGACCAATTGGACCACAGGGATTTATGGGTACTAACACCAACGATACATATAACAATAGAGATATCCTCGAAGTGTCTGGCGGTCCATCTCCAGGAGGTCTTCCAGACGGGAATAATTGGATTCTAGGACAACATTACCCACCAATATCGGGAAGAGGTGGCACATCACGACAAACTCGAAGCGGGCTCGAAGGATATGTTGGTAGTTTTAAGGTGTACACAAAATCCCTAACTACTAGTGAAGTTCTATCAAACTACAATGCCCAAAAGGGGTTTTTCAAAAATATTGATATAACATGACATTAAACAGAGAATTATCAACGGTTGATTTTGTAACCACTTCTAAAAGAAATCCAATTTACGGGTTCTCTTTTCCAACTTCCGTGGGTCTTGGTGGCAGTTTCACTAAAAGTGAGGGACTTAGCGCAATAAAAGCGGGACTTATACAACTGCTTCTTACATCAAGAGGTGAGCGTGTTATGAGACCTGGATTTGGGTGCAGTTTAAGAGGTAATATTTTTGAGCCCAATGATACTAGCACCTTAACTGATATAAGAAGAAGTATAATTGAGACCATAGCAGCATATGAGGACCGAGCTGTCGTGCACTCGTTACAAGTTACCTCTGACCCAAAAGATATATCTGATTCACGTATAAAAATATCATTAGCGATAGCATTAAAAAATGACCTAGCAACAATACAAACTTTAGAGGTAATAGTATGACAGACACTAATTTTTTCGACGGGCTATACAATTCATCGGGTTTTGATGGAACTGTACAGTCTGATTTTCTTAGGCTGGGCTTACTAGCTGCTCCTGAAAAGAGAAGCCTAATTGATTATTCCGTTATTACATTTGACGAGCATAGGGAAGCTTTTGATAATTATATTAAAGCTGTGTACCCAACGGATTATTCTAATTTTTATAACTCGGATTTAGGTGGTATGTTAATGGATTTGATTGCGTACATGGGAAGCGTAATTTCTCTAAGAACTGACATGATAGCCAATGAGATGTATCTCCCAACTGTAAAGAACAAAACTAATCTAACAAAATTATTGCAGCTAATCGGAGTATCCATGAAGGGTCCCACAAGTGCTAAAGCAACGGGACTAGTATCTCTAACCGATGCGGATAAGCTCACAGACGCAGCCCACGCAATAGTAATACCATTCTCCCAGAGAAGCGTTGCCGCCCAAAATTCCAGAGATACTACCCCTGTTACTTATACAATGTATAAAATGAGTACAGATGGCTCTTTAAATACCGAAAGCACTCAATTAGAGGATTTAGAGTTAACTTATTCGGAATCAGATGACACTGGTGGGCGAGAATGGTCTAATGTTATTCTTCTAGAGGGTTCACTCGGACAACAAACAGGAACTTTCTCCACGGCATCAACATTACAGTCAATTGAGATTGCTAACCCATCTATTATTGAGGGGAGTATTTTTGTTGTATTAGATGATGGGTCTGTGTATTCAGAAATAAAGAATTTGTTCTTGGCGTCGGATGGTACTCACGAAGTTTTTGAAAAAGTATATAATTCAAATTATTCTTGTACGTTGAATTTTGGTGATAATATCCGAGGCAAATCACCCACCCCAGGAAGCGGGTACACAGTTTATTATCGCTCTGGTGGAGGTTCAAGAGGAAATATACTGGAGAACACGATAAATTTAAGTTTTGACGTAACCAAGACAGATAGCTCCTCCCCCGTAGCTACATTAGTAGCATCAGTAGTTAACTCTACTCATGGAAGCGGTGGATTTGAAGCGGAAACTATAGAGCACGCCAAGCGGTATGCACCATACTTCTTCAAAACACAGTATCGCGCTGTAACAGGTGAGGACTATACAACGCTTGCATCCACCTTCGTTGGAACTGCTGGGTCTACTGCAAAGGCTAATGCCGTTCTTAGACAAGCTGGCTCTTCAGCAAATATGATTGATATTTATGTATTAGGAAAGGCTACAGCGTTGCAATTAGAGCGAGCATCTATCGCGTTCAAGAAAGAGTTACTTGACCATCTTAATGAGTATAAAATGTTAACGGATGAGGTTACCATAGTAGATGGGGTGGTGAGAACAGTTGATTTAGTTTGTTCTCTTTATGTGGATGCACACAGAGAAAAGACTGAAGAGGAGATTAAGCAGAAAGTTGCCGACAAACTCCTCTCCTATTTTAATGTGGATAATAGAGACTTCGCACAATCCCTGGAAATCGCTGATTTAGTCGGAGATGTCCTTAGTGTGCCAGAGGTTCGGTTCTTTAGAATTAATAATTTTGATGACGATATTCGTGTTGGGCACAACGAAATTATACAACTTAATAATTTTGAGTTAAACGTGGAGTTTGTATGACATGTCTGGATTTGAGGAGCCTGTAAGTAGACAGTATTTTAAATATAATTATATTGAAGGATTAAAAAAGTTAATCCCTTCTTTATATGAGGATATTGAGTATTTAAATCACGGGGAAGAGGACGACCTCTTATACACTGTACTTTCTAAATTACTCTACTCTGGCGTAAATTCAGACTCTATTTTTAATGTATCTGGATTTGAAGCTAGCGGCTACCACCCTTACTTTGTTCCAGGAAATAAGAAAAGTACAACAACAACGTCAGAATTTAATAAAAATATTTTAAGGGCGTTTGATAAATCATTTGGAGATTTTGAGAATAAAGATTCATTTGAGGCTTTTATTACTGACACAGTTCTTCCCAATATAAGGATAAATTCCCCAACGTCAACATTTTTTACAGGCGCCTCGAGCAGGGTGGTAGCTTCCGTGAGTGGGGAGCCAGAAGCACATCAGTTTTTAATTGATTCTCTAGGTATTCTTTACTTTTTAAATTTCAGTGCTGCGTCCAACTTCCATGCAGATGCCACTTGGAACCCAACTGAAGGCGTAATAAAGCTTATCATGGATAAGTTATATCTTGGTAAAGATATAACAGATTCAGATACTATTCAACTTTTCATGGAAAGTATATGGAGGAATAGAGAGGATGTCGCCCCATTCCCACCATACTTACCACACCCATACACATTAACTGATACTGAGCTTGGGGAAATGAGCGTAGAGCCAGAGGATTTAATACAGACATTGAAAGTCTATATTGATATCTTATGTAATAAGAACGATGCCGAGTTTCCTCATCTTCTTGGGTACATGGAAGCATACCTAAACACACAGGATTTAGGAGGAAACTTAACTATTCGTAGGGAACCAGGCGGACCTTTGTTTAAGTTTATACGGGCTATGTCCTATAACTTCTACGATTTAAAGAATTTATCTAATGATTTATCGAACTTATTAAGCATCGATAAATGCCCTAGAGAGTTCTTGGATTTTTTATCTCACTACATTGGATGGAAACTATTCACAGATGATATTGAGTCGTGGAGGGGACAATTAA